GATGCCGGGGCATTAGACTTCGAGTTTTCCGAAAGAGGAGTCTTCGTCACCGACAAGTTGGATGAGTACGAAGAAGAGGAGTTCTTTTGGAAAGCGGCTAAGACGGCTAAAGAGGCGGGTATGCCCTTGCTGGTCTACCTGGAGGATGTGGGTTGGGACGAAGAGAGGCTGGCTAAATTGCGAGCTGACCCTGAGTTTCAGGCGCGGCAGGACTTGCTTGAGAATATGGACACATTTGGAGGGGACGATGACAACCAAGACGATGACCAGGCGTAAGTTCCTGAAGGGGCTCGGACCGCTGGCATTGGCGGTCTTTGCGGCACTCTTAGATGCCTGACCCCCACGACAGATCTGTTGCTAGTGCCCTGAAGACCGTCGAGCAGCTAGGCGTGCTGACCGACCGGCTCAGGGCGGGCACGTCGCCCATCAACAGTGCCTATCGCGTGGTGATCCGATCTCTGCGCGGCAACCTGAACGACACGCACGCGATTATAGACGCCCTGCAGACCCTCGAAGATAGTGTAAAGGCTTCGAGTCGGGGCTTCTATGAGCGGGCGGCGCTCATAGGTCTGGCCCAGGCAAAGCGTGATTTGAAGATATACGACCTGGGAGAGCCTGAGCCCATCCAAGAGGATGGCGTCCAGGCGGCCGTCACGTCGGCTCTGAGTCTCGTCGAGGCGCAGGGCGACAAAGTGATGTCCGTCGCCAGGCTGAATATGGGAGATGAGCTGATCCTCGGGGATGATAGCAGACAGGGGATTCTTACCCCCACGCCGATCCTCACAGAAATTGCTTTTTGGATAACTGGCCTTTCTGTGCTATTATACTTGAGCAGCACCAAGAAACCAGGCCTTGACCTGGTACGGCAAGCCGTGGCCCAAATCGATGACAACACAACGCAGACGTGTTTAAACGTTCACGGTCAGGTGGTGGCCATGCAAGAAGATTTCCACCTGACCGGCACACCGAAGTTTGCCACGGATATGCGCGCTCCCCCATTCCATCGGGGATGCCGCACGGCCGTGGCCATCATACGCAGAGACTTTGTAAAACCTGAGGTCACTGGGAAGATGCGCAAAGAGGCTATCGCCCAGGGCAAGAAACCCAAGCCCAGCGCGAGGGCAGGCAAGGCGCACTTTAAGGTCGTGGGCAAGAGCGTGCAAAAATTCAGAGGTGGCCGGTGGCACCGCTACAAGGCATATGATACTAACATCGATGCCAGAACAGCGGCGGCAAGATTGAATGAGGCCAAGAGATCGTAAAACTTGGGAGCACTGGGTATCCTACATGAAAGGAGAATCCCTATGTATAACGGCAATATTACTAAATTCAGAATCATCGCCAGTGGGCTTATCGGTATTCTGACCATTGGCGGGGGTATCTTCCTGCTTTACTCGGGTGTGGAAGTGCCAAACTTGTTTTGGTATTTGGCTGTCGCAGCGGTCGGCGGAGTTGTGGGCGCTGACGTGATGGCTAGTCTAATCAGTAAAGCTAAGAAATAGGAGGCCGAGATGGCCGAACACAACTGGCTACAAAACTGGGGAGCGGGCTATTGGATGGGCTGGACGTGTTCTTGTGGTGCTATGAGTCTGAATAGCTCATCTGACAAACCAGCCCCGGCTGAATGTTTGAAGAAATCAGCCAAGCCCCGACCGGATTTTTTGCTTAAATAGGGCGCGATGCCCGGAAGGATAGGTCGAGATGACCGACAAAACTCCAGAGGAGTTGCAGAAAGAACTAGACGAAGTGCGAGATGCACTGAAAAAGGCCAACGCTGAATCGGCCGGCCGACGTAAGGAGCTTGAGAAGCACGACGCGGAAAAAGAAGCCCTTAAGCAAAAGGGTCTGTCTGACTCGGAGAAGCTTCTAGCGCAGGTTAAAGCGGTCGAAGAACAGCACGCGGCCCTAGCAACCGAATTGAAAGCGGAGAGAGTCCGCAATAGCATCCTTGCGAAAGCAACAGAACTGGGCTTTGCCTCACCAGAGGACGCGATGTCCCTGCTTGACCTGGCCGACGTGGAAGTGAAGGACGGCAAGGTGAGCGGCTTTGAGAACTCGCTTAAGGTCCTGGCCGAAAGCGGCCGCTTGGCGATGAAAGACGACAAGCGCAGCGACGGCCTGGGCACACCGACCGGCAAGGGCAAGCCCGCAAGCGGGGCAGACAACCAAGAGGCCCCAATAGTCAGATTATAAGGAGAATTTCAAATGGCAGATATTGCCGTAACAGCGGCTTTGGTGGGGTTAGTTGACCCGCTGAACGCCACAGTGAAAAGTTACGAAGCGGGTGCCACCATCACCAAGGGGCAGGCTGTGAGCCTGGCCACAGATGGCACCGTTGACCCTTCGGACGCCTCCAGTGGGCAAGGATACCTGTATGAGAACTGCGTAGGTATCGCCCTGAACGGCGGCGGCGCTGGGCAAGCGATTGACGTAGTGCGCAAGGGAGAAGTTTATGGGTTTACAGTCTCCGGGATGAACAGCGGCGACGTTGTGACCCTCTCCAATACTGCTGGTGCGCTTGAAGGTGCCAGTGGCGGCGACGTCAATGTTTATGTGGGCAGAATTGCGCCTTTGTTTGACAAAGATGCGACCGAAGTGCTCAGTCTGGACATCTCGCTCGCTGTTGTGAAACCGAGCTAAGGGAGAAAATGAGACATGAGTGCACTTTTCGGACATCTCAATGTAGCAGACACCGACCGCGTGTTTTCTGCGACGGTCGGGCAGAAAGTGATCTTCGAGGCTGCGACCTCTTGGATCAACAAACACAACGAGGAACTGAACCGGCTGACATCCGTGTTCGTTTCTGGCAACACTGAGGAATTCAAACTACGCTACAAACTGCCCGGTGGTGGATACTTGCAGAGGCGCGGCCCTGACGGGCGCGTTGCGGCTGTGAAAGCGACCGGTCAATGGGACGTGAGTTTTCCCCTCGAAGATTTCGGCGCGATGCTGGCCTGGAATGACGTAGACCGGGCCTACATGACCGTAGAAGAGTTGGATCGGCACATTCAGACCGTGACGGCTCAGAACGTCAACACCGTTCGCTTTGAGTTGTTGACCGCTCTGCTGGACAACACCAACCGGACCTTCATCGACCCGCTCCACGGCTCGCTTACAGTTACACGACTGGCCAACACTGACGGATCGTTGTATCCGCCAGTTATCGGCTCCATCGACGAGGCTGATGACGAGCACTACCTGATCCAGGGCGATGCTTACTCAAGCATCGACGACACCCACGACCCATGGAGTGGCACGAACACCAACTCCATTAACATCGTCAAAGAGTTGGAAGAGCACTTTGGAATCGCGGCTGGTAGTTCGCAGATCGTGTCTTTCATCAACCAGGAAGAGGTGCCATACGTGGCGGCCTTGACCGACTTTGATCCGGTGGACATCATCCAGATCAAAGAGGGCACCCAAACGGCTAGCCCCGTTCAGGTACCTTCCAACCTGCCCGGCGTCGTCCTCGGACGGCACCGTGAAGGCGCGTGGATCGTCAGGTGGGACTTTGTCCCGGCGACCTACATCCTCTCGATACACACAGGAACCGAACCGCCGTTGAAGAAACGTGTGGACCCGGCCGACACGGGGCTTGGCATCGATTTGCAGTTAGTTGCGAGGGATGATGAATATCCCTTCGAAAGCTCAATCTGGCGTCACCGTTTCGGCTTTGGCGTGGCAAATCGGCTGGCTGCTGTGGGTACATATGTTGCCACTGGCAGCACGTGGACCGACCCGACACTGGTGTAGGGGGATAATATGGCGACACTCAAAGCCATTAAGGCGAAAGAAGACGCTTGGCGTAAGGCGCTGCAAGACCAGCTAGACGCGGTCTTTGCAGCTACCGAGTTGATGGGCGAGGATTTACACAAAATCCTCGCCGAGCTTGAGGCCCTGGAACCTAAGGGGAAGGTGAAAAATGGCCGCTAGACAACGTTTCGGACACTTAATCGCTGATGAGCTCACCGTAGAGCGCGGAGCGGCTGTGGTGGGCGGCCTGGTGGTCGATGGGGCTAGCCTGTGGTCTACCCTGGACAGAGACGCCCGGGTGTTCTACCAAGACCCCGTCGCTGGGGCGGCGGAAAACGTCGCCACGCGCGACGCCCCGGTGTTGACGATGACCCAAGCCCTGGCCGTATGCGAGGATGGGCGTGGGGACGTGATCGTCCGTATGAGGGGTGGTGAGAAAGTCACCGAGACCACGGAATTCAATAAGGCTGGCGTTACGGTCGTGGCTGTGGACGCGGGGTTAAACCCGTTGTTTCGTGGTGAGTACTTCTCTATGTACGCTGACGCCGCTTTCACAGACGGCCCGGTGGCCCGCTTCACTGAACGCTGTACAATCATCGGACTGGGCTTTGCCTCCAGAGATGCTGGCTCACTTTTCTTCAGTGGGGCAGCCGCGCTAATCGGCGGCGATGCCGACGCGACCCCCTTCGGCGTCCATATGCTTGGATGCCGCTTCCCGAAATGGAACTTCACTAACCGCATCGGGCTAGCCATCGAAGGCAGCTCGGACGTGCTGATTGAAGAGTGCTCTTTCGAGGGTGTGGGAAGTGCTTTTGCATCAGGAATTTACGCTCAGGGTGCTATGCAGAACCTTGAGGTCAGGGGTTGCCGCTTCCGAGATTGCACATACTCTATCACCCACGGCGCGTTTGCCGGTGGGGGACCGCACTGTGTGTACATCGACAACGTGGTTGAGGATGGTAAGTTCCTGAACTCTGACAGCAAACCGGCAACCGGGCTCATCACAAACAATCACTTTGAAACCGCCGTGGGCACAGCTACGTTCGACGTGAACTACGCTGCGCTGGCGGCCCTGGGGCTGTATTGCTCAGGCAACCAGTACGCAGAAGTAGACTAATCTTATCGGGGGGTCTGCAAAGGCCCCCCGGGAGTTCCTATGTCCGTATCACGAGCCAACGTAGAATACGTCGTGTCAGGCCGAGTCGGCCCACTGATGACCAAGGCGGGAATGGACGGGACCACGGTCGATGGGAGCAACGCCGACCTGGCAGACCCGATAGCCTGGGCCTTGCAAACTGCCGGCTACTCAGTCGCCGACATCACCAATCCCACGACCGCTGAAGTGGCCCTGGCCCTGGAGGAC